AGAAGTGTTAAGAACACTAAGATTAATGCTACTGAAGAATTACATTTACGAAGCAAAGGAAATCAGTTCATACAAAGTGAAGCAGGAATGAATATCGATGTCGGAGTAAATTGCTTAGTGACAACTGGTGGTATATTACATTTGAATGGACCAATTGCACAAAAGTCAGAACTCATTTTAGTTGGCCCAATGGCTGATATGCAAAATTCTGAAAATACTGAAATTAAAGAAACAATTGTGACAGCAATGCCAACGCACGAGCCGTGCATCAGACCACAGTCAAAAGAATTGACGACAAGTAATTTTGCATATGCATCTGCTAGTGAAGAAGGACTAAAAAACTCGGGAATCAAAAAATGATATACGATAAACGAAAAGGCTCATTATTAAATTACATACAGTTGCCGTTGCACGTAATAACCCCAACTGGTACGTACTTAGGAACGGGATACCACTTAGATGACAAGCCAACTTACATACTCTCTCACGTGAAAGTGAACTTAGAGAGTGTTAATACACTGGTGTTTTCATCAATGAGCAAAGATGCTATAACATTGAACAACAAGCCAACACTTGATATTACTGATAGTATAGTTGGTTATAAGTATAAAGTGTCTAACACTGAAACGAATTATGGATATATAACTGTTGCGAGTACTCGCATAGATATCGCATCTAAGAAGATAACAAAGGAAGCGGCTGAATTTATTTTAGAAAAACAATTACGAAACATTGGTAACATACTTGAAAAGTTCATCAAAGTAAAAATAGCACAACCACAATATGATGCACTGTTATATCACTTTTATAATGAAGGCACGAGTACTATAGAAAATAGCCCAGTGATTGCTCTTATAAATTCGGGCGATTGGTATGCTGTAACTGATGAAATTCAATCGGATATAAAAAAGAGTAATGGCACGATAGATGAACGATTGGCTCAACAGAAAATAAAAACTGCAAAGATGTTCAGTTACGTGCCAGGTTTTTCTTAACGAGTTACTAAAACTTTATCTGCTAACCCATAAGCAACAGTTTCTTCTGCTGACATGAAGTTATCACGTTCCATCGCTTCAGTCAACTCATCAAATGTTTTTCCAGCAGAATTATGATTCACGTAGATTTGAGTCAATCTTTCTTTAAGTTTCATCATTTCATCAACTTGAATCTTCATATCAGTTGCTTGCCCACCTGCACCACCGCTTGGTTGATGTATCATTGTACGAGCATTTGGCAACACGTGTCGTTTTCCTTTCGCACCTGCTTGAGCAAGTAACGAACCCATAGAACATGCTTGCCCCATTACAGTAGTTGCAACATCAGAACCGATAAATTGCATCGTATCATAAATTGCCATACCGGATGTGACTGCTCCTCCTGGAGAATTGATATAAAAATGAATATCTTTGTCTGGATTTTCTGCTTCTAAGAATAATAACTGGGCACAAATCAAGTCTGCTTGGTAGTCATTAACCTCGCTAGTCAAAAATATCACTCTCTCTTTTAATAAACGAGAGAAAATATCGTAACTGCGTTCTCCATTTGCTGATTGGTCAACGACCATTGGTACTAAATTTGGCATAATTTGTTATCCTTATTGTAATTTCTAGTATTATTTATATACTATGATAACATTATTGGACCTATTTGTCAATCAAAAACTGCGAAGTTTATACCATGATAAATACATTTAGTAATTAACTACAGAGAAAAGAACAAAATGGCATTATTCACTGGTTTTAGTACAAAAAATAAAAAAGCTATCAATCACAGATTGACTGATAAAGATTTGGTGGTCGAAGATCTCATGAATCATATTATGACTCGTAAGGGTGAGCGTGTCATGTTGCCTAATTTTGGCTCTATCATTCATGATATGTTATTTGAACCATTGACATCTGAAACAACTGGGTTAATTAAAGACGATTTAACAGACATTATAAACGATGATCCGCGATGCAACTTTGTAAGTTGTGACGTTACTGATGCGAATCACACTATCAGCGCCAAAGTGCGCCTTGAAATTCTACCATCAAGAGAATCAGTAGAATTAAGTATAGATTTAGAGAGAGAATAATATGAGCCAAGAACGAACAGACAATTTATTTGCAAGTGAGAGTTGGACAGCAGTATACACTGCGTTTACTAACATCAGCCTTAAAGCATACGACTTCGATACAATCAGAGAAGCCCTACTAGCATACACGGTTAAAACTTATCCTGATAAATTTAATGATTTCATTGCAAGTTCAGAATTTATTGCTATCTTAGATTTAGTCGCATACATGGGACACAGTTTAGCATTCAGATTGGATATGAACACTCGTGAGAACTTCATGGACACTGCTGAACGTAGAGCAAGTATTCTACAAATGGCAAAGACACTAGGCTACAATAAGACTAGACCAATCAATGCAAAAGGCTTCATGAAGATTACTAGTGTGTCAACTGACGAAGGTGTACTCGATAATGAAGGCGTCACTCTGGCTGGCAAAGTTATCAATTGGAATGACAGCAATGATATTGATTGGTATGAAAACTTTATCAGTATTTTAAATTCTTCTTTTTCTGGCACAACTAAAATTCAGAATCCATCGTCTACATTAACTATTGCAGATATCGAACATTCTGTATATAATATAAACGAAGACTCCGCTTCAAAAAGTGTAAACTACTCATTTGATGCTAACATCGATGGAAAGAGCAGAGGATTTGAGGCAGTATCAGTATCATTAGACACAGAGAATACCAAGATTGCTGAATCAGAACCAAAAGCAACAAACAATTTTACAATCATTAATAGAAATGACAATTTAGGATCAGCAAGTGATAGAACTGGATTCTTTGTTTATGCAGTCGCTGGGTCACTTGAATATCAAGACTTCACATATAATAGTAAAATATCAAATAGAATAGAAGCAATAAACGAGACTAATATATCTAATTCTGATGTATGGGTACAGAAAATAGATTCGTCAAGGTCATATGTATCAACTGTAACATCAATTGATAACGACAGCAGAGAGACAGCAGTCTATAATAGTTTGCGAACTGGTTCTGGAGATATCGTAAGTATAAATTCTATTGATAATAATGGAATTGAACTACATTATCCAGATGGTGTATTTGGCAACGCCGCAATCGGCAACTACAGAGCATGGTACAGAAAAGTTGACAATGATAATTTCTCTGTAAACTCTGATGATATCCTTAACAAAGTTATAACAATTCCATATGTTGGAACGGACGGACGAACTTATAGACTTTCACTATCAATGTCAAGCACAATTGACTTTGGTGAAAACTTCGCTGGTGAGACATATACTAGTGTACGCAGAATTGCTCCAAGAAGTTATTATTCTCAAGATAGAATGGTCAATGCACAAGATTATAATGTATATCCTCTATCTTTGGGAAACAATGTAATTACTAAATTAAAATCAGTAAACACTTCTTTTGCTGGTAACTCACGTTTTTATGAAATGGACGATGTACTCGGACATCACTCTAACTTGAGTGTAACAGGGTCAGACGGAAGTCTATTTGTTGAAGACGAAGTAGTATCAATTCCAATGAGTTACAATAAACTACAAGGAAAGATTGACAACTTTATACGAAATGAATTAACGAAGGCACTAAAACATCCAAGTCTTTTAAATAATTTTCTTCATGCAAACAAAAGTAATGTGGCTGGGGTAGTTCTTGCACCGACAACAGTTACAGGTTATGACGTTGATGCAACAGATGGAATGAAAATTAAAACAGATAAGGCACCAAGTAGTGGAGTTTTTGTGGGAGACTATGTTGAGTTATTGATGACTGCATCTGGAAAAACTATTTGGGCAGATGTCAAGAAAGTAGAAACATCGACATCACCTGCATACGCAGATGATACACTTACATTAAACAAGTTTATTCCAGAAGTTGGAACTCTTGTGAATGTGGTAAGAGGATTTAGAACTAAATTTACGGCTACCGAAGTTGCAGCCATCAAGACTGTAATCGATCAAAAATTTACATTAAAATATGCAGTAGTATCTAATACGACAACTCAATGGGAGTGGCGAATTCATACGACTACTGATGTCCCACAAGAAGTTCATGTCGTATTTGAGTACAATTCTGGTATTAGAGACAATGAATCGCAATATACTGCCCAGTTTACAGGCAAAAAAGTTGCATTCGAAAGTAGAGACCAAGTTAAGTTTTTCTACGGCAATGAAACTGATGTGGTTGATAATGAAACAAACATGTCGAAACGAGACACGATATTTCTTAATTACTTACGAGCAGATGCTGGCACAAATGGTACTCCAACTCAAGCAACAGGTAAGGAAGTTACAGTAGGACAAGTTCCATTATCATCTGTAGCAACTGATGGTAGTACTGGCGCAACATTTGATGCTATATTTAAATATAGTGGCGCTCCAACGACTTATGATTTTGTAGAAAATAATGACTTTGGTGGTGGCACAACGTACACTCATAATCTAGTATCACCTGATGGAATACAATATCTTCTTGACAGAACTACTGAGATTACATATCCTAGTAGTAGTGCATGGAAAATTATAGGATACACTGATGAATACGCAGTCGTTCCAGCAGACGCAAATGAATACAAACTTTCAATAGGTGTAAGTGATTTAGCAAATTATTCAACAGCACAAACTCCTATATCTGGCGGAACAGATGTTCCTGTCACTACGTTCGCACCTGCAGATGCGTTCACGTCACTTGACGCAGTTGGATTCTTAGAGGGTTATACTGGCAACGTTGGTGCTGCCACTAACGCATACGCGACAGAAACTTCTAATGAACTAGATACTTTAGGATTCAAGGGCAAAAAATCGTTGTCTTATTTTAATACTGCCGCAACCAGTGGCAATTTCAAATGGATAGATGTATCTGACGCGACCGAAACAACAGATTTTGCTACTACATTCGTAACAGGAACGCCAGGAGTTCCCGCGACAGACGAATATACTTTTACTATGTCTACTGCCGCATCGGCTTTTTATAATAGTCTTGATTCTGATATTTATTTTAAACAATATGCTTATGGAGAATTTACAGTAGTAAGTTCAACTCCGCTAACTACTAGTAATCTGTTACTCAGAAATAGTGCAGGCGTAATACTTAGTAATGATGACATAACAGTTACTAACACAAGTGGTACAAACTACAAGATTATTTTTTGGACATACGCAATAACAGTTGGCGAAGCAATTGATGTAATCATTGGAGTGAATGCTGATATAACCACTATTGCAGATTTCTCACTGAGAGTCAGTGCATCATTTGGACTTTCAGTAGGAACAAATTCAGTCAATACTACATATACTGGAGTATCTTCATACGTTTATGATGACTACCTAACTTCTGCTGGATATAAAGACAGTACAAAAGTTAAGTTATTGACTTCAGATACAAGTGATAATCCGTTTGGCATGCTAGATATTACAACTGGCGAAATGGTTGTAATGGAACAATACACTGATAATAACATACAATATGAAAGAGCATCAAAAACTGTCGTTGCTGCCACGGGGACAACTACAGTACCAGCAACCGCAACGATATATTACAATATAACTACTCCGGGATGGTGGATACGCGAATTGGGTGGATGGAGTCTGATGACTCCTGGTACTGATTATGTAGATCAGACTGTAGGCACCAATGTGCAAATCAGTTATAATAGTATACAATACAGAGTCACAGAGGGTATAACATTTGTTAAAGACGAATTTACAAGTTTTAGATGGGACCATTACGCTGATATAAACAAGCGAATAGATCCTAGTACTAGTAATATTATCGATATGTATGTGTTGAGTTCTGATTATGTTAGAAAAGTAAATGAATGGGTAGCAAATGACTTCTTGACTGCCACTCCAATTGCTCCTAACAATTTTGAATTAGCAAAGATAATGAATAGCATTGAGCCAAAGGGAGCGATAGCAGATCACATTGCTTATATTCCAGTACAGTTTAAATATCTATTTGGTTCATACGCGAGTAATGAAAATCAAGCAATATTTAAAGTCATTAAGAGATTAGGTGTTGGATATACTGATAGTGAAATCAAGACAGAGGTATCTGCTAAAGTAAATGAGTACTTTGCAATTAACAACTGGGATTTCGGAGCAACATTCTACTTCTCAGAACTGGCAGCATTCTTACATAAAGAACTGGGTGATTATATTTCAAGTGTAATCATTACACCAAAATATTCAACAAATAAATTTGAAGATTTGTTAAGTATATCATGTGCATTAAATGAAATATTTATGGCAGTAACGACATCTAGTGATGTAAAAATAATAACACAATTAGCACAATCTGAATTGGTAGGCAAATAATATGGCAAAGAAGATTTATGACTTTTTACCAAGTCATTTAAAGAACGATGAGTTAGAAACAATATTCGAAACTACATTAGACCGTGTATTCTCTGTTGGTGAAATGGAGAAAACAAAAGCATTTGTTGGCAGAAGGGAAAAGGGAATATATAACAGCAATGATATATATCTTTCGTATCCGGCAACCGCTTATGCTAGAGATAATTATGGTCTTGAACCAACTTTTACAAACATAGACGCAACTGATAATGTATTCT